GAAGCCGATGGAGAACAGGTCAACGTGGATTGCTCCGAGGATGTGTGGCAAGAGCACATGGATTTTCCACATCCTACCCATCTGGGCTGGTGCTCACGGTCACAAGAGGTACATCCTCTCATTTAGTGATACCGCCGACCAAGCAACCGGCTGGCTTATGAACTTCAAGCAGGAACTAAACAACAACGACCTCCTGCGAGAGGACTTTCCTGAGTTTGTTGAGCCAATGAGGAAGTCAGGTATTGGCAAGGCAATCATGGACAACAGAACTGGAGTCCGTCAGCAGAACGGCTTCATCTTTCAGGCTAGGGGAGTGGACAGTAGCGTCTTGGGAGCAAATATTGACGGTCTGAGGCCGGAAGTGCTTCTCTTTGATGATGTTGAGCCGCCCGAGTCCAACTACGGACCAACAGAACTGAAAAAGCGTCTTGCCACCATTCGTTCCTCACATTTTTACCTGAACAACTTCGCAATCGTTGCTTTTGTGGGTACAACCACAATGCCCAACTCACTCATTGACCAGATGAGGAAGGTTGGGGACTTTGCAGAGGTATATGACGGGGAGCCGGTAATGTTCAAGGATTCTCTTGAAGAAGACCTGCGTTGGGTGGTTGAGGAAAGAATTCAGCCTCATTACTACCCGGCTGTCCTCACAGATGATGAGGGTAACGAAACTTCGCTCTGGCCCGAGATGTGGGATTTGAGTGACTGGGATGACATCAGAAACACACGAGAATTTCATATGAACATGATGAACAGGCCCATTAGCGGTAAGGATGGCTACTGGACAGACAACGACATTGAGTTGGACGTCGTTGACTACGGAAAGACCATTTTGTCAATCGACCCGGCAGTCACTACCGCCCGAAGGAGTGACTACACAGCAATGGTAGTCATTTCAAAGGGTAAGGACCGCAAGGTCTACGTCCGTCACGCTGAACAGGTGAAGATGGACTCAGATGGAATCAAGGAACGTGCCAAGGCACTCGTTGCGGACTATGGCGTTGGTCTGGTCCTCGTTGAGGTAAACCAAGGTGGCTCTTTGTGGAAGCAGGTATTCAAGGACATGGGTCTCCCAATCCGATACGTGCAGCAGAGGGTGAAGAAGGAAGTCCGTATTGCTCAGGCAGCGGACCTCTACAAGAAGAACAGGGTTTTGCACGCTAGGCACTTCCCTCAACTGGAAGAGCAGATGCTTGCTTATCCGAATGTCGGTCACGACGACCTTGTGGACGCACTGTCCACCGGGGTACTAGCACTAGAGAAGTCAGGGAGGCGCGTCAGTGCCACTCAATTTAAATACATGGAGGTTTCATAGACACAATGACTATTTTGAAGGAACAGGTAGCGGCAGTCCTCAACCGTCGCAATGAATACAAGGAGGCCAAGGCTTACTACGAAGGTGACGTCCCCGAAACATTCGCTACCGCTCGTCTACGTCGTGCCTTCAAGACTACGGGCGACCGTTCACGTCTCAACTTCTGCCGTCCGGTAGTAGATGCAGTGGGTGACCGCTTGGAGATTGCCAGTATCACTGGTGACACAGTAAGGGCTACGTCAGTCATCAACGCTGCTTGGGAGGCCAATGACCTTGGCCTAGAGGCAATGGAGGTCAACCGCACCACGCTGGTCTATGGAGACTGCTACGTGATGGTCTGGCCCGACGAGGATGGGGTTACCCGTATCTCGTACAACTCACCGGAGAACATGGCTTTGGTCTATGACCCGGAGAACCCTCGCAAGAAGTTGTATGCAGTAAAGGTGTGGCGTGCCAGCGAGGAAGAGACTCGTCTCAACGTCTACACCGCAAAGCGCATTGTTAAGTACAAGACCAAGGGAGACCTTGACGAGGGTGCCAACTGGACTCAGGTTGACTCAGTAGAGAACCCCTTTGGTGAGGTGCCTGTATTCCACTTCCGCACTGAGCGTCCCTTCGGTCGTGCAGAGCACAAGGATGCCTACGATGCTCAGAACGCTATCAACAAGTTGTTCATCACAAACATGTTCACCATTGACTATCAGGGTGCACCACAGCGCTACGCGCTGTCGCAGGTATCCGAGACCGGTGACATCGTTGACTTTGAGGAAGACGAGTCAGAGCGTGAGAACATCGGAGCATTGAAGAATGGTCCGGGTGAACTGTGGTACCTAAAGGGTGTCCACACCGTAGGCGAATTCAAGCCTGCTACCTCTGAGGTCTTCTGGGGTCCGATTGACTCTCTTCGTGAGAGCATCGCGGCACTGACAAAGACTCCTGTCCACTATTTGGTACGCAACAACAACCAGCCAACCGGACAGAGCCTACGTGTCTCCGAGGCACCGCTATTGAAGAAGGTGCACGACCGCCAGTTGTCCTTGGGCTACTCATGGCGCGAGGTATTCCGCTTCATCTTGAAGTTGGAGGGCATCGTATCCAACGTGATTGTCCTTTGGGCACCACACGAGTCCTTGGACGAGTTGGAGCGTTGGGACGTGGCCTTGAAGAAGATTAACTCCGGTCTGTCTCACAAGCAGGCACTCCGTGAGGGTGGCTACACCGAACAGCAGATTGACCAAATCATGGCTGAACGTGATGCCGAGGCGGCTGCGGGACAGATGTACCAGCGTGCACCAGTCACAAGGGTCGCAACAGACCCGGCAAACAATGACACATTGCCGGTAGGTACGTGACCCGTAGTTCATGTTAAGCAGAATGCAGAGATTCGCTCTAATGCTGATGGAACCGATTAACTCGGTACTCATCATCATTCTCGGTGTCTACACGCTGGTGTGGGGACTATGGGTAATCAACCCGTTCTGGAATGTGTTCACGCAGGCATCACTGTATAGCCAAATGGCTACATATCCAGAGTGGGCGTGGGGAGCCTTTGCGACAATCAGTGGCATTGGAATCATCTATGGGGTCTACAAAGGCTCCAACAAGTCACTGCGTTCAGGAGCAGGCATCGCATACTTCCACTGGCTCATCATTTCAATCATGTACTTCATGGGAGACTGGAAGAACACTGGTGGAATCACCGCACTTGCCTTTGCTGTTTATGCCCTAGTGGTATTCCTAGCACTGCGTAAGAACCCCGGCATTTCCATCAAAAGATACAAGAAGTAACCACGGGGAGGGGTGTAAAAACCCCTCCCCAGCATCACCAATCTAAATTAGGAGCAAACAAACAAATGACAGATGTAACCACAGAGCCGGTAGTCGAAGAGACCGCCCCGGTAGAGGAAGAAACCGAAATCAAGGATGCCAAGGCAGTCCTAGCAGCACTAGAGAGGGCAAAGGCTGACGCCAAGACCTTCCGTGAGCAGATGGAAGCCGCTAAGGCTGAGTTGGAGACCGTCAGGGCTGAAATGCAGACCATCGTTTCCACTCAGGCAGAGAAGCAGCAGGCTCTCAATGACAGCCTGTTGGATTTGCACATCGAAAAGGAACTCGTGAAGCGTGGACTATCCTCTCAGGGTGAGCGTGTACGCAAGTACCTGTCTCGTGACGGGGTATCCATCGGTGAGGACTCCAAGCCGGTAGGTCTAAATGAGGCATTCGGCACTCTAGAAAAGGACTTCCCAGAAATCTTTGACCCAAAGAAGAGGGTCGGCGGTAGCGCAGACCTGTTCCAAGCACCAGATGTGAAGGTAAACAAGTCCACAACTGAATTGCAGTTGGAGCGTTTGCAGCACAAATCCTGAAAAGTCTTCGTGATATGAAGAACTAAGGTAGAATAGAAGGGTAAAGAACCGCTCCTTTACGGACGTTTAGGAGTTTCGGTTCTGGCCCCGCTGTAACCGAGGGATGGACGTCCCTACCGCACTACAGGCAGGTGAGCCTAACGAAATTCACTAAACACTACTAAGGAGATTTATTTATCATGGCTGATTTTACAGACCTATCAGAAGCCAATGGCTGGATTCCCGAGCCCGTTGCTACTGACCCGATTTACCGTGAGGCTCAGGTTTCTGCCGTTGAGGCAGTCGCCCGTAAGGAAAACATGACCTCTCGTACGCTTTCTGTTCCTCGCTTCGTTGCTAACGGCGTTTCGTTCGTTGCAGAGCGTGGCACTATCCCACTTGGAGAGGGCACGCCCGACGAGGTTGTCCTAACCGCACAGATC